CACTACAAGAGCTACTGAGAAGTCAAGCAGTGGACACCAACGAGGTAAACATAGTGGTACCCACGATCAATCTAGCCGCCGACTGGAAAAAGAAAATTCCGGCTGTTGATCCGAGGCGCGTGATGACCTTCGAAAAAGCCTGCGAACGTGAAGGCAAATCCGTTGTTATCATGGATGACTACGGGAAGCTGCCAGCCGGCTATGTGGACGCTTACCTCTCCATTAAATCCAACGTCGAGTTGGTGGTGCTGACAGGGGACCAGAGGCAATCAGTGTACCACAACGATAAGAGGGATTCACAAATTGCGCTTTTGAGCTCAAATACTGACCACTTCAAGAAATACTGCGATTACTACGTGAACGCCACTCATCGGCAGCCGAGGAGACTAGCGAACCCCATTAGAGTCCATGCTGAGCGGGACGTCGGAGGGGCAGTCAAACATGCAACCCTTATTCCAGAAACTGCCATGACTCTAGTGCCAGCTTTCCGCAGCCAGTCACTACTCACAGATTTAGGCCGCCAGGCCATGACCTATGCTGGCTGCCAAGGCCTCACACTACCCCACCTCACTATTGTGCTCGATAAGGACACCCCGCTTTGCTCTGATCAGGTCATGTATACAGCACTCTCTAGGGCGTCAGAAACCATCACATTCGTCAACACGCATTCTGACAATAGAGAATTCCAGGCTAAACTGGATTCGACGCCTTACCTCAAAACCTTGATCTCGGGGGTACGAGAGGATGAACTCACTGGAGGAGACTACAAACCCCCAGAACCAATCGTGCGCGAGGGACCTACGAAAACGCACATGCCCGTCGCTAATGACAAAATCCAGCTCGAAGAAAAGATTGAGGCGATGGAAGACAAAGACACGAGAGAACTTTGGTCTGGAGAAGAGAAAACCAATCTGATGCAAACTCAGGACCCTATCGTGCAACTATTCCCGCATCAGCAAGCCAAAGATGAAGCCTTATTTAAAATCACCATTAAAGAAAGAGTCAGGACAGCTGATGCCGACTCGAACCGGAGAGCGATGCACGAAACACTCAACGCTGGCGATTTACTATTTGAAGCGTACGCTAAGTTCATGAATGTGCCACAGGAAACTCAAGCGTTCGACAAACGCCTATGGGCCCACTGCAGACAACTGGCTCTGAGAACCTACCTCTCGAAACCTACCTCCAACTTGCAACAGGGAGCACAAAGGCAAGACCCCGATTTCCCAGACAATGCCATTGCTTTATTCAACAAATCCCAATGGGTTAAGAAACTAGAAAAAGTTGGATGTAAGTTCAAAGCTGGACAAACAATATCAGCTTTCAAACAATCCACAGTGCTACTAACAACTACAATGGCACTTTATCTACGCAAAAAGAGGGAAGGTCATCAACCTGCCAACGTATTTGTGATGTGTGAGAAAACTCCCGAACAATTCAACTCCTTCGTTCTAACTAGGTGGAACTTTGAGAGGCCGAACTACACCTCAGACTACACTCAATACGACCAGTCGCAAGACGCGGCTTTCTTGAATTTTGAGCTGAGGAAAGCTAGGCATTTTGGAATTCCGCCAGAGATTGTTGACTTCTACGCATTCATTAAAACACACGCAAAAACTTTCCTAGGGAATCTCGCTATAATGCGATTGAGTGGCGAGGGACCCACTTTTGACGCCAACACAGAGTGTAATATAGCCTACGACGCCCTTAGATTTCAGGTGGACCCTACGGTGAATGCTTGCTACGCTGGGGACGACTTAGTGAGAGATAAGGCCTGTGAAGAACGACCAGGGTGGAAATATGCAGAGCCTTTATTTTCACTGAAGGCGAAGCCTTTGGTAACCAACAAACCCGACTTTTGCGGCTGGCGACTCACCAAATATGGTATTGTCAAATCTCCCGTGCAGCTGTACCAATCCCTACAACTGGCGCTGAGACTGGGGAAAGTGGAGGAAGTTAAACGTAGCTATGCAATTGACTATTTATTTGCATACCGGTTAGGCGACCAATTATACGACGTGTTCGATGAGAACGAAATGGAGAAACACCAGTTGGTAACCAGGACTTTAATAAAGAAAGGGATGCAACCACCAAGTTCCGGTGACCATTTACCAGTATTCCATGTCACGTCTGACAGGCTGATCCGTGACCCCAACGCTAAAAGAGTGTCAACGTATGAGTATGACAGTGTCAGTCTGCCGTTTGACATAATTGACGACCATTTCACAATCAATTCGAGTCGATCAGATAGGGAAGATATGAACAGAGCAAGAGATAGGCAGACCCAAGACCACATCAATTCCTCTGGCCCCTCCGAAAATGGCGAACCCCTACTTAGTGACCTCTTTCCACAACTCACCACTCTGTAGACACGTAGTTGTATATAGTTAATTACTAACATTAGACTAGGTAGACTAACTATTATGCGAATCCAAAGCACGAAGGTTATGTTCTTAATTAGTCTGAAATGAAGATTGACCTGCTGTTACAGATAGTAACTAACCACGGCTTTGAACGCACTGAACTGCCCATTAGAGAACCCATCATCATTCACGGTGTACCTGGCTCTGGCAAATCTACCCTGATTAAAGCGTTGCTGAAGTTCCAATCTACGGTTGCGTGCACGCTTGGAGCACCCTACGGCCGCACACTTGCCTCACCCGGCATCACCACACCGGAGTGCACACCCACCTTGGCTGACCACGAAACTAGGATCCTTGACGAGTATCAGCTGGGGGAAGAATCTATCGCAGCTCCCTTCAACATTTTGATTGGAGACCCCTTCCAAGGCAATCTTCACTATAAAGCTCATTTCATCAAGCGTGACTCGCATAGGGTACCTAAAGCAGTTTGCGAGTTCCTAGCCACTCTTGACTACGACATTACCGGGACTTCAGAGGGCGAAATTGTTCAGCTACCAATTTACAGTAGAGACCCATCCCCGCCCTTAGGACAAGTTCTCCACCTGGGACCGATCTCGCGCCATCTGACTAAGAGTCACAACGTGTGTTCACGGTATCCTTCAGAAGTGCAAGGCTTAGAGTTTGACGAGGTCACTCTGGTTTACCATTCAACCGAACTCCAACAAGATCGTATTGGATTTTACATCGCCGCCACTCGAGCCATTAACCGCCTCAACCTTGTAACAGACACTCACATACCCGGGATAACCAAGCACTGACGACCACAAGGACATGAGTTTTGCCCCCCCTCCAGACTACTCTAAAGTTTACATCACACTAGCAGGAGGTTTTGCTACCGGCGTATTAATTTACACCCTCAGATCTAACCATCTACCGCACGTCGGAGACAACACGCATCATTTGCCACACGGTGGGCGTTATTGTGACGGTAACAAGCAAATCCATTACTACAAACCCAACTCTGGCGGCCAACACGGGGGATCATTCATCCCCTTGCTTCTCGTATTCATCCTCTCGGTTGCTATATTACTGCTTAGCCGTCCTCGCCGCCGCC